GCATGCGGCAGGGCACGCGCGCCGCGAAGATCTTCCGCGTCCTGCCGCCCGTCCCGCCGCAGATCCCGCCGCCGAAGTACGACCCGAGCAGCGTGGCGTTCAGCGAATCGTCGGATGCCGAGCAGGACCAGCAGCGCGCGCACTTGCACCTGATCGGCGTGCTGGCCGACATCCGCGCGGCAGTGGGCGATAGCGAGGGCCGGCTGATGCAGGACGAACTGGTCGAGCACATCCGCGCCATCTACGACCTCGGCGAGGCCCACAAACGCGCATGCCTGAAGTGGGAGGCGGCCATGATGGCCGCAGTCGGTGAAGACGGCATCAACGATGTCGTCGGGAAGATTGACGACCTGCAGCACAAGGTCAGCATGCAGGACGCCGAGCTGTTCAAGCAGGCCGCAGTGGTCGTGGATCTGCGCAACCAGCTCGAGGGCCTGCAACGCGAAGCGATGCGCGGCGCCACTTGCTTGTCGGGCCAGGATCGCTACACGGCCGCCGGCTACCTCGTGCGCGCCAGCAAGCGCAAGCCGCGCACGCTCCTTTCCGAAGACAAGGCCCGAGAAGCCGCGATGAGTTTGATCCGCACCGGCGCACCGTGGGCGGCCGTCTATGCGCTGGTTCCGGTCGGCTGCGCCCGCCGCGGCGTGGATTGGTGGTCGGCATGATCCGCCCCGATCTCAAGCGCATCAGCGCCCAGGTGCGCGCCCGCCTGCAATCCGGCGAGGCTCTCACATGGCGCGACGTGTGGGCCATGGCCCCCGACGCATCGCGCACTTGGGCGCACGACACGCTGCGCAAGCTCTACCGGAAAGGCGAGATCCACGTCGCCGACTGGACCCGCAGCATGCAAGGACCGGCGATGCCGACCTACCGCTGGGGCGCGGGCGTGGATGTGCCGCGCCCGCAGAACATGACCAACGCCGAGAAGTGCGAGCGCTGGCGCACCGCCCACCCTGAAAAGGTCGCCATCGCCCGCAAGCGCACGACCTTCAAGAACCGCCGTAGCCCCATCCTCGATCCCATTGCCGCCGCCATGCTCGGCTACACCCGGCGCGGCGCCGGATGGGTCAAGAAGAACGCCGCATCAACCACTCAGGAAGCAACGCAATGATCCTCACCGGACTCGCCCGCATCGGCAAAGACGCCGAGCTGCGCTACACCGCCAGCAACGAACCCGTCGCCAACCTCTCGCTGGCCTTCAACTACGGCCGCAAGGGTGACGACGGCAAGCGCCCTACGCAGTGGATCGAGGCATCTATGTGGGGGAAGCGCGCCGAATCACTCGCCCCCCATTTGCTCAAGGGAAAACAGGTCGACGTCGTGCTCGAGGAGCCGCATATCGAAACCTTCGAGGGTCGCAACGGCACCGGGTACAAACTCGTCGGCCGCGTCCTCTCGATCGAGTTCGCCAGCGACGGGCAGCAGCAAGAAACCCGCGCACCAGCCCCGCGCTCGGCCGCCGCACCCGCCCGGCCGCAGCAGTCCGGCAGCAGCCAGGGCGGATTCGGTGACTTCGGAAACGACGACATCCCGTTCCTTCGCCACGGCCACGGCGCCGCCTGGAGAGCCCTGTAATGCCTGCCCCGAGCATCCGCATCGACTGGCAGCGCGTCGCCCTCAACCTGCGCTCGCACGGCATCCAGTTGCAGGCCGCATCGCGGAAGCTCGGCAAGCATGCCGGCTGGCTCGGCCAGATGGCGCGCGAAGAGATCGGGCGCAGCGTCGAGTTCCACGACGGCCTGCGCCTGCTCGACTACCACCTTTCCGTTTGCGGGGAAGCGGCGCACCTCGCGCTGCTCTCGCCGCAGCAACCCCTGCCTCTTCAGGAGCCGACGACGTGACAGCGCCCACGCATGGGAACGAAGAGCGCGGCAGGCGGCGCTTGCCATTTAACGCGCCGCAGCACGCAAGCCTTGGACATGGACAACAGGATTTCTACATGAACAGCCAACCAATATCGCTATCCCGCGCCGACCGCCGCAAGTTCGAGAAGGCGATGCGGCGCGCGCCGCGCGCTTCCCGCCAGAAGCCCAGCCGCGCCGATCTGCCGCTGCGCCTGATCCCATGGAACATCCACGGCGTGTGGGCGCCGCTCGATCGCATCCTCGCCAAGCTCGAGATCGACGGCACCGCCGAGTATTCCGGCGGCGAGCCGGTCCTCTACGATCCTGGGACGAACGACTGGCACAACAGCGCCCAGGCCATCCGCGGCATTGCCGAGTTCTACGAGGTCGCCGCGCGGCGCAAGGGCTGGCCGGACGTTCAGACCGAGCCCATCACCCGCTTCGCGCGCCTGCTCGAGCTCGACGACGAGATCACCCAGCAGGACATCGACGACGTGCGCGCGTGCTCGATCGTGCTCCGCAAGCTCGCCGGCTCGCTCACTCTTCGGGAGGCCCGCGCCTACCTGGACGAGACGTGCATCAAGATCGAGGTCGAGAAAGCGGGACTCACGGGGAGTGCAGCATGAGCGCGAAGAAGATCCCCATCACCCCGGTTTTCCTGGACCTTCCCACCGTCGCCCAGGCTGTCGCCCTGTCTACCGCAACCATCGAGCGCCTGGAGCGCGAGGTGCAGGAATGGGCCGAATCGCGGCCGGTGTCGAACTTGCCGCCGCCGCCGAATACCGGGGCGTCGAAGCGGAAGGAGGCGGCGTGAAATTCGGATCTGTTTGCAGCGGCATCGAGGCCGCATCCGTCGCTTGGCATCCGCTCGGCTGGCAGGCCGCATGGTTTGCCGAGATCGAGCCGTTCCCGTGCGCCGTCCTCGCGCACCACTACCCGACCGTGCCGAACCTCGGCGACATGACGACCATCGCCAAGCGCGTGATGACCGGCGAAGTCGATGCCCCGGACGTGCTCGCGGGCGGCACCCCTTGCCAGGCGTTCTCCGTCGCCGGCCTGCGCGAATCGCTCGCCGACGAGCGCGGAAACCTGACCCTGAAATTCGTGGAGCTTGCCGATGCAATCGACTTTGTTCGCGTTCGAGACGGACGCCCCCCCGCAATCGTCTTCTGGGAAAACGTCCCCGGCGTCCTCTCGACCAAGGACAATGCTTTCGGGTGCTTTCTGGCTGGCCTTGCCGGAGAAGATGAGCCGCTTCGAGCGCCAGGGGGAAAATGGGCGAACGCTGGTGCTGTGTATGGACCCGCGCGTGCAATCGCTTGGCGGACCCTGGACGCCCAATACTTCGGACTGGCCCAACGCCGCCGCCGTGTGTTCGTTGTCGCAAGTGCTCGAGACGGGTTCGATCCCGCAACGGTACTTTTTGAGTGGGACGGCGTGCGCCGGGATTCTGCGCCGAGCCGAGAAGCGAGGGAAGGATCTGCCGGCCGCGCTGAAGCAGGCGCTACAAGCGGTGGCTACACCCCTGAAGTGACCGGCGCGCTCACCGCTCGCAGCGTTCGCAACATGGGCCAATCTAATGACGACGTGAATGGCCACAAGATCATCTCTATGGCCCACGGCCAAGGCGGCGCCGAGATCGGCTTAGACCGTAGCCCGACGCTGACATGCAATCACGAGGCGCCGATCGCGGCCTATCCAGCGACCACGCACACGCTACGCGGCGAAGGCTTCGACACCAGCGAGGACGGGACGGGGCGCGGCACGCCGCTGGTTCCAGTCGCCTTCTCGTGTAAAGACTACGGCGCGGATGCTGGCGAGGTTGCGCCGACGTTGCGCAGCATGGGGCACGACAAGAGCCATGCGAACGCAGGCGGTCAAATCGCCATCGCCTTCAACGCCCGCCAAGACCCCGACCACTGGCACGACCGCACCGGGCCGCTTGATACGGATGGCAGCACGCAGGCGGTCGCGTTCGCACAGAACAGCCGCGATGAAGTGCGCCTCGAAGGCGGCGACGGCCAGCGCTGCGGGGCGATCAGCACCGGAGGCGGCAAGCCGGGACAGGGCGTGCCGATGATTGCCACGACGCAGGTGGCCGGCGCGATGTCGGCATCCGGCGCGACCGAGAGGAAGCATGGTTTCGGATGGGGGCAGCAGGATTGGGAAAGCGGGTATTGCCAGCCTGATGCGCACATGAGGGTGCGCCGATTAACGCCCACCGAATGTGCACGCCTCCAGGGACTTCCAGACGACTACCTGGACATCACCTATCGCGGCAAGCCCGCTGCGGACGGGCCGAAGTACAAGGCGATTGGAAACTCGTGGGCCGATCCTTGCGTGACATGGATCGGGCAGCGCATTGCCGCGAGCCTCGAATTACTCACCCCGGCCGCGCCAGCTCCTCCAGCCTCTCGGAGAGCCGGCGCAGCCAGGTTACGCCACTTCCTGCGCCGGCCGCGCATCAACCAACCTCGGCAAACCGCCCTTCGTCCATCACGTCGCGCCGAGTTCGCGGCAGATAGACTCCTTGGTCTGCATCGCGTATCCGGCGCTCGCGGTTGCGCACGCTCTGCCACATCTGCGGCGGCGTGATCCGGCGCCCGGGATTGACCTTGTTGAACTCGGCGATTGCGCTGCGCGCCTCGGTCATGCCGTCCTGGTCCTGATCCATCGCAGCCCGAGCGAACTGCGTCATCAGATCCTGGCGGCGCTCGTTGAGTCGTCGATCGGCGCTCATCACTGCGCTGCGCCCCTCGAAGGCCAAGCGGATCTCGGACGGCGAGAAACCGG